ATTTCTGGCACCAAGTCCTTTAGCGGATAACGAAACCCTGTCAGGTCGCAGTACCCAAAAGCATACTTTCCTTTTGTGTAAGAACTCAAAACGAGTAGCCTCCTGGAGCAACGAAAAGAGATGCTTTGTTACGATCGGACTCACTAGCCAGCGTCCACTGCTGCTCGTAATCCGCCTTCAACGACTGTGCTCTGGCTATCGCCTCTGGATATTTTAAGCTCAACTGATAAGACAAACCGCTCACTAAACAAGGCAAGAACCTAGCTGGGACATCTATGTTGTTTGAGGCAGGGCTTCCTGCGTCTTCAACACGCTCCATATAATAGTAGCCAAACTGATACGTTTCTTGGTCATCAGGTGTCGGCCAAATATTAACTGTAATCGAGTTAAAGTTTTTCTCGACGTAGTATTGAAGCGGTTTACTGCGAGTAAGCTTGTTGGACAGATTAGAATATTGACTAATAGATATCCTAGTCATTGACTGATCAAACTGTGAGTTTTGCTCCCCTGCGTCTGTCCTAACAAACGCTTCAACAATATCGAGAACCTTGCCATCTAACTGATACTGGTTGGTCCCCGCGGTTAATGCTTGTGTGGCAAACTCGACAGACCATAAATTGAGTCCTCTGTTTTGCCATTCCAGCATCATAAGGTTCAAGCTTCTTCTAGCTGTCTTATAGTCGTAGCCACTACGAAGCTCTAGGCCAGCGCGTTCAAACGCCTCCTCCATAGCATCAGAGAGATCTAGGTTGAATGTAAATGTGCCGCTTGTAGCCACTACGATCTCCTAGCCTTTCGCTTTTTTTTACTTACCCCAGCTTCACTTAGAGCAATAGCGACAGCTTGTTTTCTGCTTTTAACTTTCTTTCCAGAGCCGCCAGACTTTAACTTGCCTTTCTTAAACTCCTTCATAACCTTCTTCACCTTGGCTTGTTTCTTTTTAGCCGGTGAACTGCTGATCTGCTTCCTCATTTGCGCTCTGCTGATCGGCATTAGCTCTTTCCAAATTTTTGCTTTTGCGATTTAGGTGGATCTTTTTTGCTGCCACTAGGGCCGCTCCAAAAAGTTTTATTTGCCCAATAGGCAGCACTTGTTGGACCCTTTGCTATGTTTTTTGCGTGACGGGCCTTGAAGCTTTTGCGAGCTTCTTTTGAGTAATTGTGCCCCATCTTCTGATCGCCAAAGCGAATGAGCTTCATCTTATTGCCATCCCTTACAGCAACGACTGCTTTCTTCGTGGGATGCTTAGGCGTCCGTTTGACTTTGTTTAGTCCAGACAAACCAACTTTCTTTAGCCTGTTTTTCTCAGCGTCAGTTAAACTCATTTACGGTGCCTTGCCGTTTTTTTAGCTATCTTCTTAGGTTGTTTTGAGTGTTGTTTACCCTTTTTGGTGTCCGCACGTTTCTTGCGGCTAGTCGCTGCATACTCTTTGTCACTTAAAGCTTGACGGGCTTTCTTAGGCAAATACCTTTCGCCTGTTGCTTTTTTCCCTTGCGTAGATGGCTTACCAGACTTGGTTCCCCATTTCTGCTTCGTCCATTTTTTAAGTGACTTCTGAGACTTTTTTAAGGCCATTAGTCTCTATAGCCGCCCCCGGCTTCCTTATAACGTTTAGCCAGCATCTGCGCCTTACGCGCAGACCACTGACCAGGTTTTCCGCCTTTTCCGCTGGCTTTGATTTGATTGAAGAGCCTTTTGCGTACAGTTGGTTTCGTATAGTTACCAGCTTCGTTGACACGAGATTTGCTCTTCTTCTTTTTCGCAGCCATGTTAGAAGTGCTTTCTTACCTGCATCACAACGTTATAGACATCTCCACTGCTATGACCAACAGTCGTAAACTGTATGTCTCCGGTCACGCCGGAACCAGCATTATTGGGAATGCCTGTAAAGTCGCTGAAGTCTAAGGTATCTGCCCAGTCAGCATTTAACTGCCAAGCTAAAACGTCGCTAGACGCATCAAAAAATATCTTTACACCCATCCCTATGGTTGAGTAGTAAATCTTCTGAATAGATACCTTTGTGCAAGCCGCACCAGTCATAGGATCAACGGCTAATGCAGAGACATCAATCTTCGTAACAGCAGCCTCGCCCGATCCATCACTTACGTTAGTAAAGCGAAAGATAGCGGTGTTGCCGTCATCCTGTATGGTTTGAGAGGTTACTGCATCAGCCATGATTCTCTCCTATTAGGACGCTACGTCGAAGCCAGTAATTTCAATCAAGAAACGTCCGGCAGTGTAGGTCGCATCACCAGTGCCCTGGCTTACCAGATACAAAAACTGATCGGCTGCAATATCACCACCCGCGGTTAGTGTGCCTGCGGCTTGCGTTCCAGCGTTGATGATCTGAGTTTCAGTAAGATCTCCGATTGCAGTGTCATTGACACCAGTGCCTTCAGTTGCTGAGAACAAGTCTATATCGGAGCTTCCACCCGCTGGGGCTTCCACACACTGCATGGTTACACCAAAAACGCTACCTTGGTTAGCCGTCGTGACCTTACCGATAAAGGCAACTCCAGAGCCGTCTTTACCAATGATGTCGCCAGCCGTGCCGCCGTCCTTCAAACCAGTGAGGTCAATCATAATCGTGGTCTTCACGATGTTGACGTTAGTCGATACGTCGCTTTTTAAGCGCGTTACCTGCGTGACATATACAGCAGCGGTGCCTTCGATACCCGCGCTGCCAGTAGCTTCCGTCGCCATCTTGTCGCCGCTGGTAACGGTAATAACGCCGCTAGATGATTTTGAAATTTGTTGAAACCCATTCTCTGAGCGAACTGGGCCGTTGAAAGTTGAAGTAGCCATAATGTTCTCCTGTCTTGGCTAGTGTCAGTGTTCCACGTGGAACATCTGTCAGGATTAAACAAAAAGGGGGCGCAAAGCGCCCCCGTAATTGTTAGCTAGATCCCGGTGATCCGTAAATACCCAAGGGGTCAGATACACCAAAGGAGTAACGTTCTCGTGCCTTATAGCGCACGTTACCAGTATCGAAGTCACCGTCCATAGACGTTTCGAGCGGAGTACGCTCAAACATCTTCATGCCATTCGGTACATCGGTGATCAAGAAGAAAGCATTGCTGTCAGTCAGGTAGTGATTGACTGCATAGCCTTCTGGGATTGCACCCATGTTACGAATTGCATTGATGTCGTTATCAGACGTACCGACTCGCTGAGTCGTCTCCAGCAAACGATCTGCTGTAAACATCAAAGCGGGGGGAACGATCAAACGACGAGGACGTGCAGCGATTAGAAGACCACGCTCATCAGTGAACGCAGCGATTTCTATGATCGCATTTTCGAGTGACGTTTCGTTAAGGTCAGCACCAGTAGAAGGACGGTTGGAGTTTGTTCCACCGTTTACTAGCGGGTGTGATGCGTTAAACAAGGTTACGCCATCTCCAGACTGGAAGGTGTCGAATCCATTGTTTAGCGAGTTAGCTGCCTTCACTTGCTTCGTGTACGCCATAGCGCGAGACAGCGCCTTGGTGTAGCGAGCCGAGAGCGAATCATACAAGTTGTCTTCCATCGCTTCTTCTGTAATCGCAAAGCCCATACTAATGGTCTCGTGATTATATCTAGCGGTGAAAGATTCCTGGGCTGAGTCATAGCTCGTTGCCGCACCTTCCGCCTTAACGGGAGCTGCTGCAAAGCCTGACAGCTTCACTTCTTCCTCAAACGAACGATCAGAGCTTTCTGTCTCATAAATGAGAGTGTGCTCATCCTCGTATTTTTCATACTCCAAACCAAACAGAGCGTTAAGCCCCGGGAGGAGTTCTTTAAGCATTTGCGCTCTTGAAATTGCCATTGCTTAATTCTCCTTAAACGCCGAGCTTGGTTTCGTAAGCATGGCTCAAGGGCAAGTAGGTAACGATGCAATCTGTGAAAGCATCACCTACGGCGCTTGACGGGCCATCTACGAAATCAACAACACGCAGTGGTAGTGTATTAGTCGTAGCGATAGAGCCGCCATCTAGGGCGTTCTTGCTTCGACCGATTGATGTTGATCCAGCAGTGCTTACTGCTGAGATGTTGTTACCTAGCCCGGTTTGAGCAATTGCTTCATCGCCCTGCATACGGAACAACAACTTAGGATCATCGACAACATAACCAACAATATCGCTCGCAGCGGTAGACGCTGGGAACTGTTGATTAAATGTCTTTTGGTTGGTGCTGGGATCAGTGTAAGCGCAGCCTACAAAAATACCAACGGTGCCAGCAACAACAGAAGTCGTTACTGCGGCTTTTTCGAGAGTGCCAGTCGCAACCAGCTTAACGAAATCACCGTAAAAAATGCCTGTGCCATATCCACTTGCTATCTTGATGTGGCGAACTTTCCCCGTAAAAGAGCCGCTCGCACTCAAGGTATCAACTGGTTCAGCACCCATTGGGGTAGCAGAAGTAGCCATAATGTGGCCTCCTAGTTAATAACCACTAACCCCTGCTAAAGGGTTAGTTTCGTCCAAAAGTTGTCCTAGTGCTACGCTCTGGATTGAGCATAGGCATTCTAGGGTCACTCTCACGAAGATAATTGTTATCAACTGATGCCATCTGGTTTTCTGCAACACTTTGGTAATGCTGTGTTCTTTGCGCCATCAACTCTTCTGGTGCTTTACACAACAACAGTCCACCTACCTCAATGTTTCCTTCAAATTGCGAGTTTATATCAGACTGCAACATGAGTTCTGGATGATCTTCTGCCCTTACAGGCTTCCAACCTTCCCTGAACATTTTAGAAACATGAGTATTATCGGACTGCCCCAAAAGAGATGTCTTCACCCACCTAAATACATAACCGGCTTGCGGTGCTGGATCAGGAAGGATTGAAGCAGGCTTCCAGCTATCAGTTGGTCGCTGATCTTCTGTTCGAGTAGTAATGGTTCTTGGTGTGCGCTCATCAGTCATTGCAAGGACTCCTTAGCGAGTTGCCTCGCATACTGTTCTGGGGATAAACCCAATCTCTTAGCGAGAGAGTATTGAGTGGACGTTAGCCGTACTTTGCGCGGTTTAGTACCGTTGCTCCTTGCGGAGGGTGCTACCACCGTCGAGGGTTGATTGACAGTCACGGTTGCGCCACGTCCATCTGGATCGCTTTCATCCTGCCAATCATATTCTGGAAAAGCGTTTCTTAAACGCTTATCAATCTGTCGAAAGTATTCGTTGCTGTTAGGCTGTATACCTTTCTTAATTAACGAAGCATGAGTCCCATACGCGAGACTTGTCATTTCCTCGTAACCATCTTGCATAAACCAAGAGTTTTTGTTCGCCCAATCCTGGGCTTCAGGGTCTACCTGCCTTGGCTGCTGTTGTTGTGCCACATTTTGAGCTGCTTCATTTGCAATTCTTTGTTGATAGAACTGCTGTTCTTGCTGCTCTCTTTGCACTTGGCTTTGGGCCAAGTTGTTTTCGTACCTTTCGGCTTCAGACATTTCTGCCTGCGCCCTCGTTAAGTTTTCTTGCGAAGATACAACACGATCCGTGTCGCCCTCTTCGTAAGCCTGCTTATAGCTATTCCTAGCCTCTTGCAGCGCCAACTCAGCTCTTTGTTTAATTTGAGAGACTAAAGCAGCCTCACCACGATTAATTAAAGCTTCGTTTTCTTTGTTTCTTTGATTGAGTTGTTCTGCTACACGTACAGCTTCTTCACGCATTTTTTCAGCGGCTTCCCGCTTTCTGCGTTCCTCATGCTGTTCATACCGCAGCTTGTTGATTCTTTTTTGAACCTTCTCGCTGTAACCACTTAGCTCATCATCATCAATATCATCATCAGATGATTCTGCTTTGGGCGGTCTACGATCTAACTCCTCACGGTCATCTATGACCTCTAAATCTAACTGGCTGTCTTCATCTAAACTTTCGTTAGACTTTTTGCCAATCTGAGTTTTTACACCAAAGAACTTTTCTTCAGCAGTGTGTGGCTGCTCTTGCTCAGAGTCGTATTCTGCTTCACTCATACCTTCAATATACCTCTTGGATCTTCCACAACGGCTTCAACAGAATCGTCGTTAATCAAACGAAACTCTTTTCCATGCACCTTAAAGCGGGTGCCGGAATAGGATCTCATCAAGATAAAGTCCCCTTTTTGGCATAAAGGGCCAGATGGGAAGCGGTTAGGGTCTTTATAAGCATCAGCTCCTATTTCTAGGACTAAACCAACAATAGACCCCACCTCTTCGTCATTCAGAGTTTGGGCAGACTTTAGAATGCCGCCCTCCGTCATCTCGTCTGGCTCAAGTAGAGCGATTAACAGTTTGTAACCTTTCGGCTGAGGCAACTGTTTAGCCTTGCGAGTCTCCTCGTTATCAATCACTGTCTGACTGACAGCAATGTCTGCGTTGGTTGAAACATTAACTGTTCCACTTTCGCCTTTTGCTAATGCTTCTGACATTAGTTAACTTCCTTGCACTGGAAAAAAGCGTCCAGAGTCGCTTGCACTACTCTTCGTAGCGTTATTCAGACTCAAATCTAGCCTTCAAGTCTAAAATTTCTCTCTCTGCGATAGCTAGTCCCTCAATAACACCGCATAGTTTTGCGTAATCACTGTAATCTTTACAAGCACCGCCGCTAATGTGGTCTGCATACTCGTTCATTTTGACGCGCAGCTCTTGCTTCAAGTAATCGAATACATTGTCTTCATTACTCGCCATCTAAAGCATCTTTCGCTATCTGAATACCGGCCTTCAATCCTTCAATCTGATCAGCAGACTGGTGCTCTGCTATCCTAGCAGCCAGTTTACCTTCTTCGATATCAAGCTGTTGACGTAATCTTTGCTGATCTAACTCAACCTTGGCCGCGGCTTTCTGCGAATCAAGCTGCAATCTTCCCATCTCTGACTGCATTCGACGTTGAGCTTCCATTTCCTTTATCTCCAGCTCTTTCTGTTGCATTTGGAGTATAGGATCGTTCATTTGTTCTTGCTGATCCGCTTGTTGTTGCTCTTGCTGGTTCTTTCCAGACAACTGAGCAGCGGCCATTGCTGCAAGCCTTGATATTCTGAACTCGATATCTTCCGGTAACGGCTCCTCCGGCCCTGGCAAATCGAAACCAAGCTCCTTTTCGATCTCCATCCTGTACTGGAACGCCAAGTGTTCTTGGATATGGGCAGCCATTGCAGCACCAATAGCCTCGGCATTCGGACTTTGGGAAACCAGTCCCATAATCTTGGGATCTTGCATCGCTGACTGGTGGGTCTGTATGTGCGCTTCGTGATCTTGGTAGATAAACGCCTTTACAGGCTTGCCATTGATGATATTCATGTTTTCTGTGACTGGATCAGTCGGATGCTGGTCTTCTTCAGTCGGAATAATCTTGTCTGCGTCCCGAATATTCAATATTTCGAGCATTTGGCGGTGCAGAAGCGGCATATCGTACATTTGTGGCGCTTGTTGCGCCAATTGTAGCGCCGATTGGTACTGCATAATGCGTTGAGCCATCGTTCCAGAGTTAGGATCGCTAACAGGGATGATATCAACCCGGTCATCGAAGTCTCGGGCCACCAATGGCTCCTTGTCTTCGTCATATGGGTACGTTTCAGGCCCAAAATCATGCACAACATTTGATAAAAGCCGCAATTCAACCCGCATAGAGGCATGTAACCGCGCTTGAACCGCGCTCATCACCTTCATCGATCGTTCTAAGATGGCTAACGTGGTGCCAACAGGGGCTTCTGCGTTCATATCCGCAGCTTTTACGTCTGCCGCGGAGGCAAAACGTCGGCCTTCCTCCACAATATCGCCCATAAGCTGGTACAAAACGCCGCTTGGCTCTTTGTAAGGCAAGAAACTAATGTTTTCGCCAATCGAACCGCCCGGAACATCCACGTCTCGGAACTCACCCGGCATGATTGGGGTGTCATCGCCCTTAATCCGCAGCCCTCGCGCCTTCAGTCCACCCGGTAGGTTGGCTAATGTGCCTGCATCCACCAGTTGACGCAGTAAAGAGGTCGCAGATTTGGCTAATCCACCAATCATGTGGAGCAAACCAAAGCCATAAAACCCTAAACCCGGCATGTATTGGTAATGAACGAAGTGTTGTCGGCGCATTTTGCGCTCATCATCCTCGTACCAGTTACGCCTGATCGCTAAAATCGTCCTAGAAGACTGCTCGATAGTCACCACATACGGTAGCTGTATGCCGGTTTCTTCGCCTTTCTCTGTATCCTCGAACCCAGGCAGATCAAGATCGACGTGCATCTCCAGCAGTGTGTGCCGGTAGTCCATGTCGTAGCTTGCTGTGTCACCTGTCAGCTCGTTGTATTTCTTTTCGATCTTGTCGTAATCAGGCGTCGGCGCTGCAAGATCTACATCAACATAAAATCCAGAGACTTGTAGCTTGCGAACTTCATTGGCGCTACGCCGCATTACTTGCGTTGCTCTTTCGCAGGTTTCTAGGTCAGAAGCACCATAGCTAACAACAAAATCCTCTGCCGGAACAAACATACTGCAAGGTCTGTCCATGTTCGGATCGAAGTACACCTTGCGGAAAGCTGATCCTGCCAACGGCAAAGAAAACAACAGCCTTTCTGTTTCGGTACGATATTCTGTCATCCGCTCTGTCAGCAGATAATTCAAGTAATCCTGAACGCGATTAGACTGCT